CGTCGCAAAAGTAAAATCTAAATCTGTATTTGATGCCTTAGTTAAAACTTGGCCAGTTGTGCCGCCTTTGAGATCTACAAAGGAAGCATCTATGGAATTACCAAGTGTGCGCATTGCCGCAGCGCCGTCTTTAACTAAATCTGTATCATCGGGGGTCTCCCACCCAAAATTTGTTGTGTTTGCCATATTTCTCCTTTAGGCGACGATTGTAGCGTCTAACCAAGTCAAAGTGGGTGAAAGTGTCTGCCAAGTCTCGGTCACTGGCACATCATCCCAACCAAAGGCTTGAAGTGAGAATGCGACAGGGGACAGATTTAGGGTCAAGCTGAGCGAGTTCAGATTAGCCGTCCAAGTCCATCCTTCAACAAAACCTTGAAACTCTCCATTCGTCATATTGCCGGGAAGATTTTGGATATTAAGCGGCAAGCCCATAAATACATTTAAAAGCGAATCGCGGTCAGAATCATCAATTTCTGAGTTGCCCAGTGGAAAAGTTATTTGCTTCAGGGCATATTGAGGATATGCGCGGATGAGAAGGTAAAAGGCGGCTTGGGCTTCGGCATCGCCTTGGTTGCGCAAAGTGGTCGGGAAAGTAGCGGCCAAGTCTCCGTAAAGGGAGATAGACGTAGAATCTGAGTCAGTGACTAACTGAGTGCCATTAGATCCATAACCAACAGTAATGTTATTGCGAACGTCACCCGCTCGCTTAGTAATGTTAAGAGCTGGGCCGATTGCGTGATTGCCGTCTAAATCGACATAACCATTAGTGGCAAGGTATTGCCCGCGTCTAGTTGAGTCTGCATAACCTATGCGGCCTTGAGCATCTTCATAAACGTAGCCAAGTGCTGAGGTGGCATAAGAAGTTACTAAAGAGTAAAGAGTGGCATTGACGTTATTTTGGGAATGAAGCTCATAATCTCCGGGCTGGTCAATATCTCCAAGCCCCGAGTTTTCAGCGTTTTCCCAAGTCGTTGTAGCGTCATAGGTGGCCCAGGTTGTTGCCGCTGGAACTTCATCCCAAGAGTCAAATAACGCGGTCGAAAGAAGGTTATAAATTCGAGTTCCGTCAAATTCGTGAGGCAGATTGCCAGTGAAAACGCTGCGGTTTAATCTCGCTAAAGCTCCAACGCCCACTATTTGAATTCTTTGTAAAGTGGCTATTGCTCCAGAAGATTGAACAGTAATGCTAACGTCAGTTAAAAAGCCACCGAATAAGCTGACCCAGTTTGCGCTTGAATCTTGAACTTCGATTGAGATTGGATCGTTAATTTCATAAGGGACGCTGGATTCTGCCGTCTCAATTAAGGTCAAATTGCAATAGCCCGCGACTGGTTGCGAATAAATATCTGTGCGACCAGAGGTAATGGTTAAGCCGCTAAGGGTTGCTCCCGTGACTGTATAACCATTAATTTTAACGCGATACTCAGCACTCCAAGCCGTCATAGAATTAACTGGCTACTTCCACCACCGGAGCGGCGTTCGGAATTGTTAAGAGCTAAAATGACTGCGCGAGTAAAGCCCTCTTCATCTATAGCGCTAGGCGCATTGACGTTAATAGTAAGGCCAGCCATTGACCGTTCTTCGCCCAGTCTAAATGTCGCCGCATCAAAGGCGCCGGGAGCTGCTGACACTGGCACTGTTGGGACGGCAATTGAAGGCGTTGCGGTTGTAGATACCGACGGCACATTCACTCCGCCAGCAATTAATCTATTTGATCCCCCTACCTCTGGCTTACCCGGAACAGTTACAGATCCACCAAAAGGCAGTCCGCCTTGTGGAATTGTATTTGAGCCAGTTGGTCGGTTGGTTCTTGAGAAATCAACGCGGTCGATTGTTGGAGTATCTGGCCCAGAGGTCAATAAATTCTTGGCGCGGATAAACGCGTTAATGGCTGCAATTCCAGCATTGACTATTGGCTCTAGGGCTTTCAGGGCAATACTTACCGCGCTAACAATTCCGCTGGCTACTGTTGCCAAGCCTTTAATGGCGTTGCCTAAAGTAAATTTAATAAAGGGGACTAAGAAGGTGACGCCAAAGTCATAAATCCCGCGAATGGCATCCTCGTTATCTTTGAAAGCTTTGATAACTGGATCAATAGCACTCTTCTTAAAATCTGCAAAAGCTGGAATTGCTTTTTCAGTTATAAAACTCAAAAGCTTTTCAATAATAGGCAACAAAGCTGCTCCGACAGTTTCTTTAGTTTCATCAAAAGCAACCTGCAACCTTGCGATACGCCCCTCAAAAGTTTGCGCTTGGCTTGCAGCGGTTCCACCAAAAGTATCCGATAATTGCTTGACGACGCCCTGAAAGCCAAGTGTTTTTGCTTCGGTTGCGCTGATTCCAACACCTAGACGGCTGAGGCTGCTGGTGTTACCTTCATACGCTTTCGCTAAAGCATTAGCAACAGTTTCGACATCTTTGCCAGTCCCCGCAGATATGTCTAAGGCTAATGAAAGTAAATCTTGAGATTCTGTGACGCTACCAGTGGCAACAGCAAGTCTTTGTAAAGCTGGACGTAATTGGTCATCGGCTACGCCAGTTGCTAAAGAAGTTTTAAGAATTTGCTTTTCAACAGCAGCGATTTGTGCCTCGGTTGCGCCAGTAACATTTTCTAGGGCAGTGGCTAATCGCTTTTGGGCAGCCTCGTCTTCGATAGCGGCTTTAACGCCTTCAACGGCTAATTTTGCGGCATAGGCAGCGGCAGCAGCCGCAGCAGCAAGAAATGCGGCTTTAGCAGCAGCACTGAACTTTTCTAATTTGCCGCCAAAACCTTCAACCTCTTTAGAGCCTTTATCTAGCTCTTTTTTTAAGTTATCGACATCGGCAAGAATGGATAGCTTTAGCGTTCTACTTTTGGCCATTACTTATCCCACTCCTTCAGAATTTTTGAAAATGCTTCTTCCCATTTTTTAACTAATTCAGGCTGAATCTTGCGAAGTGTTGGGTAGATGAAGTAACCAGTATTGCCTCGGATTCCGACTCTAGGGGTTCGTTTTGGGAATTGAGGAAAACGACGAGATCCGAATTCGTAACCACCCCAGAGGTCTTTAGTTGATCCGCCACCAGAAAAACGCTGACTCGCGAATCCATAAGAGAACTCGCCAATCTTCGAGGACTTGGAAACCTTAACGCCAGAAGTGATGCGATTGACAACGGCCTGTCCAAAGTTTCTTGTGATTCCGTAGGCTTTGACTTCGTTGGCTGCGAACTGAGCCAGCGCGAAACTCTCGCGTTTAGCCGCATCAGTAGCTTCAGAGTCCATCGCTTTGAAAGCGGTAATGATTGAGCGAAGCTCGCGCCTGTCATAGGATATTGGCTCATCTACCACCCTGACGCTCCTTCAGTATCTCAATCGCCGTTAGCACTTGGTCAATGTCAGTCCATTCGCTCATCGGGATTCCGGTTGCTATCGCTACCTCAATAATGAGGCGGTTTATGCTTCCGGATTCGAAGCTTTTGGGCTTTCATCTCCTATCGTCATTTCTTCAACCGATAACTCCCAGACTTCCTGAGATTTAGTCGGCTTTCCTGCTGCCTCTCGCTTGTAAGCGAAATAGGCAAGGTCGAGGAAGTCCGCCTGTTGGTAAGCCGAAATGTCCTTCATCGAATAAATCGATTTACCAGTCTTGCGTTCCCACTTCGCCCACTCAGGGAGTCCAGCGTTGTAGGTGACTTCCTCGCCATTTGTGTATTTAATTGTGATTGATAATTTCATCTCCCGATTTCTCCCTCTTAACTAAATGTCTCTGTGACTTCGCCCTTTGCCACTTTGAAGGTGAAGCTTACTGTTTGAGCATCGATTCCTGATCCACCAGCAGTTGGAAACTCTGGAAGGATTGGGAAAACGAATTGAGCGCCAGTTGCGGCGGTTAAGGTTACGCTGATTGTGGTATCTGGCGCAGTCTCAGCAGCAGTCCAAAGCGCCTCGCATACTGAGTTAGCTTTGCCCCAGTCTGCCAACATATCAAGCTGGAAAGTTCCTTCGACATTGACTGTCTTGTAAGCCTCGCCATCTAGAGTCTGATAAGTCTCGCGGACGTTGGTCTTAGTCAATACTGCATTAGTCGCTTGTGCTTCGACATCTGTTCCACCTGTGAAAGATAGCGAAACGTCGCGACCAGTTATAACAACTGTTGCCACTTTTTCTCCTTAGTTAGTCTGTGTGTAATAGGTGGAAACGCGAATGTCCGCGACCAGTAAATTAACTGTTCCGACTTGCGTAACCGATGGCCGCTCTACTGGTCCGACTGTGTAGCCGTCCGGTATAACTGCCAAAACTGACATTATGAGCTGCTCTAGGTTGTCTAAAGCTGCTGGGTTGGACATATAAGCCACTCCGCAGGTGATTGTTAAATTAATCTTTGCGTGAATGGTTGAGTCATTAATTGTGTTTAATTCTAAATAAGGTGCGTCCGGAACTAAAACCACCATAGGCACTTGAGGCGATTCTGGAACGTAACTATAAACGTTAGCACTGACGCTCCCGAGTGCAGTTGCCAGTGGCGTCCGGATAGAGGAAAGGATTGTAGAGGCGGGCATTATCCCACCATTACTTCAACATCAAGGTAAGGCCCAAGTAGGCCAGTTACTTTGGCAAGTAGATTCTTTGAAAGTCTAAAAGGTGTGACGGCAAAATCAACGCCTTCAATTGATCCACCTACTGCGGTTTTGGCTTGGAAAATCTCTGTTGATATAACCAAGACAGAAGTCTTAACGTTGGCGTTTCCGACATAGGTAGCCGCGCCAGTGAGCGTAGCTGATCCGGCGGGGATGACATTAAACTCTGTAACGTCTGAAGCAGTAATAGCTGCTGAGAATTGGTAGAGGTCATCTGAGACATCAGTGATTGTTCTTGTGCCGTTAAATGTTGCTGAGACTCCAGCGATAACGACTGATTGGCCGACTGAGAACTCGTGCTGGGTTGAGGTGGTAAAGAGTGCGACATTATCCGTCAATTCTGCTTTAGCGATTGGAGATGCGTATTTTACAAGCATCGGCAAAATTATATTTTCTGACGAGTCGATAATTTCGTTTAAGTAAGCGTCTGAATATAGGGATGACGAGACGCCAAGAATGGTGCGCAGTTCTGACGCTGTGACAATTGTTGGCATCTCGTTCCTTTCAAGCTATTGGGTGAGCGGCCAGCTCGGGAGCGGACTGGCCGTCACTATTTGAGTTTTACTATGCAACCATCCACTTGTAAGCGCCAGCTGCAACCTTTGTTGCTAGTGCGCCGTAGCCGTAGTAAGCCACCTTAATTTGACCAGTTGCTACAACGTTTGTCTCCAAACGGAAGCGGCTGGACTCATACCAAGTGTAAGCATCTGGGTTCAAGATGATGATTGAGTTATCACCAGTTGGAGCAGCAGTAGCTAAGTTACGAGCAACGCGTAGGTTTAGACCCAATACGTTTCCGCGAACTGATTGACCGGATAGACCGCCACCCTGATTTGATGGGCCGATTAGGTTCTGATAAATCGGACGGCCAGCATCAGCGAGGTTCATAATGTTGCCCCACTGCTCTGGGCTTACCAAAATGTTGGTAGCAGTTCCAAGAGTGTTCTTGTAAACAGAAACTGAAGCATCTGAAACGAAGTCCAAGAAACCAGCAGCATCTAGTGTGCGGTTTCCGCCATCTGTTCCGCCAGCTACTAGACCAGCGATAACTGCGACATCAGTAGCTTTTGCGTAAGCAAATTCCATCTGACGAACTAGCTCATCAAAGAATGCTGGAGATGAACGATCTAGAAGCTCTACTGAGAACTCTTGTCCGCCAGCATACTTCTTGACTGACACTGATAGGAACTCATTTGTCATTCCTGTCTCGTCGATTGTGGCCTCTTCAGCCTCTTCGCCTACTGTTGGGACAGCGGTAATCTTTGGAATTTCAAAGCTCATACCTGCATCTGGCAAAACGCCGCGAGATACTGAATCAACAGCTGGGCGGTCTGCATTTGATAGCGGGTTGATGATTTCGGTGAGCTGACGTGTTGGAATTAAGCCAGCGTTGTTTGTTGTGGTGTCATCTGCTGCCATAACGTATTGGCGAGACTCATCGTCTCCGAATACTTTAGCGCGAACGGATGCCTCTAGGTATTTCGCCTTTGTGAACTCAAGGCGAGGAGCGGTGTAAAACGCTGGACGTGGCGCAGCGGCTTCCACCTTAGCAGCTTCTACCGTTTCTTCGGCAGGAGCTGGAACGGTAGTGTCTGACACTTGTTCTCCTTCGGTTGGTTTGTCCTCTTCGGCGGTTGCCGGAGCGGAATCTTGTTCTTTTGGTGCTTCATTCTCAGATGCAGCGACTTCGCTAACGCGAGCTGAATCAATTGCTGGATCAGTTACTAAAGAAACTTCGTCGAGTGTTGCTGAGGTAATTTTCATTACGCCAGAAGCATTAACCCACTCGTTTATTTGAGCGCCAACGCTAAAGCCATCCCTTAATCCTTCGGTGGCTTCAATTAAGGCATCTTCTCCGGCCATAGTGTTGGCGATTTTAAATGTAGCCACTATTCCATTCTTTGTTACTTCGTGAGCGACCATTTTTCCAATTGGACGAGTCCGATCGTGCTCCAATAGCAATTTGACTGGCTTAATCTCAATAGAATCAGCTGCGAAAACAGTTGGCCCGACTGAAGTGTTGCCTTGCTCGTTCCAAGTAACAATAGTTCCGCTTATTGTGCGCTTTACTGTGTCTGCCGCGAGGACAGTCATAGGCATCTTAATTTTCATTTGGAATTAAGTCCTCTTCTCTTTGAATCTGCTCGACACTCATCGCA